CGTCCACTCATTTTGAGGTATCTCCGTGTCTGTTGATAGACTTCCAGAAAAAGTTCAAAAATTGGTATTAATTGAGGCCATCCGCACACAAATTCAGTGCGAACCCCTTGCTTCTTCTGAAGCTGGGGCTCTGCTCCTGGATATGTCGGGTGCCCTTGAGAAATATCTCATATTGGACCTTCATTGGATTTTCGAAATGAACGCACACATTCTTAGTATGCCTCTTCACTTCGATACGGAATTTTATGGATCTTAGCTATGCGAAATCTCAGCTTGCAACTATTACTAATCAACTTACTACTGATTATTCTAATAGTAGGGCATTCCTCGATCTCACCAGCCTTGGTGGAAACGATTATTCAGCGGGCTATCCTGCCTCTGCTGACATCGTTACCGAGTCAGCCATGATAATTACGGCTGCCTCTGTTGTTGAGCATATCATGTACAACAACTACCTTCGATCTATAAATATCGGACTATTGTCCGGGTATATACCTCGTACATCTGGAAAATTCGACACGACCTTGCACTTAAATTATGTAAGGACTCGAGCCGTATGATCAATGTAATGAGTAAACGGGACTGGATTGTCTGGGTTATAGGTGCCCAGAACTCCCTTTCGGGTAGTTCCACCCCTTATTTTAGGATAAGGATCCTATCAACGTCTGCAACCTCCTTTGGTTTCAGTATATGAGTACCGGTAATAACCTTATCCAAACTAACCCTGATGGGTCCGGGAACTATCAATTTGTTCACGGGCGCACTTGGTCAGGCGGGGATGGTCGTTACACCACTGATGCCAGTGGCCGTCGTTCACCCAAGTGGAATCCGTACACCTGTACTATAGAGGTCGATGAACTCGATACTCTAAAGGTGGGATACCCTTGGATAGTAATGATGGGCACCAGCCCAGCTGGTTGGACATCTAATGATGATCTACGTGTATTAGCTAAGCTTGTGACTAGCATTCGTGGTAGCGATTTTAATCTCGCTGTCACGGCTGCTGAGTCGCCGGAGTTCGTTCGTATGGTTGCGAATGACGCCCGGCAGCTAGCTAAAGCTGTCTCCCATGCTCGGCGTGGTCGCCTGGCTGATGCCGTTGAAGTTCTGTTCGATACGTATAATTCGCATCGACATTACGCCAACTCATCCTTCTTTCACAAGAAGCATCCAGGTGCCATTCCATTCCGGAGACCTTCGATCAGCGCTAAGGCGTTCCTAAAGCAGGAACTCCCTCAACGCTGGCTCGAGTTGCAATATGGTTGGCTCCCTACGATCAATGATGTTTACAATGCCGCCACCGCGTATGAGGCCTTAACGGCCGGTGCGCGACGGCAAGTAATCAAAGTTAGTCGTAGGAGAAACCATTTTTACGAGGGTTCATTGTCACCTACATTGATACATTGTCCGGGTCATTCGACCTTTACTAGACGTATCTTTGCTATTGTTACGGAACAGCTTTCCACTCGGCGTACACTGGGACTTATGAACCCACTGTCAGTCGCTTGGGAGCTAATTCCGTATAGCTTCGTGGCTGATTGGTTTATTCCCATCTCCACTTATCTAGACGTTTTGAATGTAATTCCGAATGTGCAGGCTAGTTATTACTATGTCGACATAGATCGGAGACAAACAGTGTATTCCTACCCTGTTGTGTCAGACCCGGTTAACCGGGCCTATTATACAGGCCTTCGCGGATTTCGAGAGTATATTAAATACGATCGTTACTCCGTTGCGGCCCCCTCAGTGCCTCTACCTTCCTTCAAGTCTTTTGAAGAGGCGGCATCTCCACTTCACGTGGCGAATGCTGTGGCACTTCTCGCAACTGCTTTTCATTAACATTCCTTTAACTATTATTTTAACCGGAGCCTAATTATGGCGCAAATGGCTAGCTTTTTAGTCAAAGACGATGCTGCCACTCCTAAAGAGTGGACAGTTGTTCAAATCACCGATACGCCGAATCCTTTCTGGCGTTCTATTGACTCGTCGATTCCTATCGATGGTCAGGTTAGAATTAACTTCGTGGAAACGAAGCTAAAATCCGGTGGTTACAAACTGTCAGTTAAGCTGGAAGTTCCCGTTATGGAAACTCTCGGTGCATCTGGTACTAGCGGCGGATACGTTGCTCCCCCTAAGGTTGCTTACGTGACCACAGTCATCACTACGATGTTCTGCGATCGGCGAAGTACTTCTCAGGATCGGGCCAATGCCATCCGTATGATGACGGGTTTACTGCAAGGCGCAGGGCCTACTACTGGGACAGGTACCCTCCAGAATACTGGATTGGGTCAAACCTTTCTCAATAATGCCCAAGCTGCTTGTCAGTTCTTCGTCAATCTGGTACTGCCGAACTAACTTAGTCCGGCGGCTCCCTCCATCCCCACTTTCCGTGGGTGTTTCACCTATTGAGGTAAATTTATGGATTACACTAGTACTTTCAGTTCCGAAGATTCCTATAAAATATTACAGGAACTCACACGGCTCTGCTACTCTTCCTCCCCTTGTCAGCTCACCGAGTCATTAAAAAATCTCGTTATTGCCGGCAGGTTCGAGGATTTGGCCCGTTTTGATTTCAGGCCATGGTATGATCTCTTTAGCTCTGATCAGCTTTTCTACGCTCGGCAGATACAAGCATTCTTTAGTAAGAATGCTGGCGTACCTATTCCGGGAGTAGACACTGAACAGGTTGCTTGGGAGTCGTTCCAAAGTAGCGAAGAAAAGTGCAGGTTGACGAACGAACGTTTTAGAACCTACCTCCCGGAATGGGACGTTAGCGGTGTGTTGTACACAGCTCAGCGAAAAATTGCTAGGATTCTTGGCGTTTGTCCGGACCTGTCTTCTTTAGACTTTTCTTTCGGGCCTGGTGCTAACACCAGCGTAAGATCACGAGAGGCAAACATCCGTGTTAAGCTCTCTCGTCGTGCCTCGTGTAGCGAATCGATGGTTCCGATACTGGGAGAATTCATCAAAGAATTTCCCCTTTGGCATCAGTACTTCGCGGATAACAATCCAGAAGTTGATGTTGTACCTGGAACCCTATCATTCGTCCCCAAGACCTCTCTCACTGACCGCGCCATTGTCGTAGAGCCTTCCTTTAACGGCGTTTTTCAACGCGGCATTGGGAAGGAAATACGTAGGCGCCTAAAACGAGCAGGTCTAGACCTAAACACACAAGAGAATAACCGCTATGGGGCCTTCTTAGGCTCCGTGGACGGCTACCTCTCCACTGTGGATCTGTCCGCTGCCTCAGATACCATATCCTATGGATTGGTACTTGATCTCATACCGGCCCCTTGGTTCGAGTTACTCGACCAAAGCCGTTCTGGTTCGGTCACTTATAAAAAGAGTGATCCTATCAGGCTTGAGAAGTTCTCCTCTATGGGGAACGGCTACACCTTCGAGCTTGAGAGCCTGATCTTTTGGACTCTTTCGCTTTCGGTGTGCGAACAGATCGGTTTGGGTACTGATCATGTCGTCGCCTTCGGCGATGACATAATAATCCCATCTGCTGCAATTCCTTTATTGGAGAGGGTATTCACTTACTGTGGCTTTGAAATTAATTCTAAAAAGTCATATTGGGGTGGTTCTCCTTTTCGTGAGAGTTGTGGTGTGGATTATTTCAGGGGTATAGATATCCGTCCTTTCTACCTTAAGGAAAGGTTGACTGTACGGCACCTATTTATGATGCACAACTATTTTGTCCGCGGGTGTGAACCCGCGTTAGCAAAATGTGTTCTGCGTCATATACCTGACCATATACGTCTATACGGCCCAGACGGTTACGGGGACGGTCACCTTATTGGTGATTGGTCTCCCGTCCGTCCTCGCCGCATAGTACGCGATGGCTGGGAAGGTGGTTTCTTTGACACTTACCGCTTACGTCCTTTAAAGTACGTTCGCGGAGAGCCAGGTGACTGGCTCTACCCTTCTTACTCTGTATACGTCCGCTATGGTGTAAACCAGGCGTCCGTCATGCAAAGTAGCGATATCTTAGACCCGCCCGATTTTTCGGGATCGTCTGAGCAGTCTCTTAGGGGTGTTCGTGGCTATATGAAACAATCTATATACACAAGGTCCCGGAGTATTTTCTCTCCGGCTAGTGGTTAATTAACCTAATCCTGTGCTGAAATGCATGGGTGGATTGCCGTAAGGCTTTGGTAAAGGCAC